ATCTAATATAAGAAAACTGATAGTAGCCAGTTTTGTGACACGCCGTGACATAGATATACCAACTGCTATGGAAGGTGTGGCTGAACTAATCAGGCGTACTGAAAAGAAAGCATATCCCCTAATAGAAAAAGAAATACGTTGGCACTATACCAGCAGTCAATTGGAAGTAACCAATGCAATGCGTAAAGCTGGTTTAACAGCTACAGGCAAACTATCCGAACAACAAATAATTGAATTAAATAGCATAATAAGCGACACCTTAAATGATTATGGTGATGCGTTACGGGGTACTTTTATTGCTACACAAAAAGTAATGACTGATGTGCGTAAGGCACGTTTAGAGGCTATATTTATTGAGGGTAACTTACAAGGCGATACATTAAAAGAGCTAAAAGACAAAATAGTAAATGATTTAGCAAAGGATTTTACAGCCATAGTAGACAAAGGCGGTAGGGAGTGGAAGTTAGATGTGTATGCTGAAATGTTAGCCCGTACTCGTATGCGTGAAGTAACTAATATGGGTATAACTACTAGATTAAAAATGGAAGGATATGATTTAGTACAGGTTAGTAGTCACGGTGGTGGTTGTGATTTATGTAAGCCGTGGGACGGACGAATTCTGTCAATGACCGGTGCTACCAGAGGCTATCCTACTGTTACGGAAGCTGAAATGGGTGGCTTAATGCACCCTAATTGCAAACACCGTTATCTACCAGCACCTATAGAAATACGTATGGTTGAAGAACCATTATTTCAAATGTAGATGTTAATTGACACGGGTGTTGCATTATCTAACCAATTAAGGATATAATATACATAGTAACTACTTACGGGGACACAACCCCGCTAAAAAGTGAAAGGTGGTGAATTTGAAAATGGAAGAAAAAAAAGAAGAAACCCCGTCTACGGAAGACGTTAAACAACCGAAGGGTCAATCTAAAAGCGAAGAAGTAGAATTAACAGACGAACAATGGGAACTTGCATTTAAGCACCCACGCTTTAAGGATTTAACTGCAAAAGCAAAGGAATTGGAAAAGCTAAAAGCCGACCAAGCCAAAGCCGAAGAAGAAAAGTTAAAAGAAAAAGAAGCGTTTAAGGAACTTGCTGACAAGTACCAAGCTGAAAACGAGAGCTTAAAACAGCAAATCGTTAATCAGACAAAAAGACAAGCTGTTATTTCACAAGCAGTTGCACAGGGCGTACGTAAGGAAGCCCTTGATGACGTTGTACGCTTGGTTGACCTTAACACTATTGAAGTAGACGCAGAGGGCAACGTAGCAAACGCCAATCAAATAGTCGCAGAACTATTAATTGCTAAACCATACTTACTCGCTGAACCCGATAAAAAGAACATCGGTACACCAAATACAGCCGATACAGGCAGTAAAGCACAGTTTTGGAAATGGTCGGAGATAGAAAGACAGTCAAGGGACAATAAATGGTATACCGAGCATAAAGAAGAAATTGAAAAAGCTAAAAAAGAAGGACGTATAAATTACAATGAGTAGGTAGGGTGGTTTTACCACCTGACGGCTCACAAAGTTGAAAGGTGGTGAAATAAAATATGCCAGCAGATTATACAGCAGTAGGACAGACCGAACTTGCTAATCATATACCTGAAATAATGGTTAGGTCAGCAAACGAGGGACTTGACTATCTACGAAAGTATCTAAATCTTGCAAGAACCGTTAGGAAAGACTATTCCGGCGACTTTGCATCGAGAGGTACTACGTTAGATATTCCGGTAAGAGGTACACTATCTGTAAATGATAAAACAGCTAAAACCAACGTTACTGTTCAAGCACCAGATGATGATGTGGTACAGGTTGTGTTAGATAAACACAAAGAGGTAACTTTCCTAATTGAGGACGTTGCTAAAGCCGTGTCTATTCCTAACGTACTTGAATCATACATTAGAGACGCAGTAGCAGTAATAGCAGAACAGGTTGAGCAGGATATCGCAGACGAGTATACAAATGCAGGTACTACAATTTCCTTATCAGACTTCGAAAATTGGAAGAAGGCGTTAGTTAGAGCAAGACGTGAATTGGTAACAAACAAATTACCCAAGTTCGCACCTATGTTCGTACAGCTTGACGAGTACGCAGTTGAAGACATCCTAAACGAGGAAGGTATTGAAGACGCAAGTCAATTTGGTAACAACAAGCCTCTATTAGACGCTTCCGTTACTAAATTAGCAGGTATCAACTTGTTTGAATCACAGGTTGTAGGTATCGATACAGAAACGTCACCTGACACTTACTATCCGTTTGTATATGGTAGCGACGCACTTGTTCTGGCAGTCAGACCATTACCTGATTGGGGTAACGGAAATGGCGTAAGCCAAATGACTGTTCAAGACGCAGAGAGTGGCTTGGCTATCAGAAGCACTATTGGATACGATAAATCAGGACTTGGTTTACAATGTACGCTTGATATCCTTTACGGAGTTAAGACCATTAGACCTGAATTGATGGTTGCTATCTCGCACCAACCCGCAATAGATGCGTAAGGTACTAACAATTGAATAAAGCACTACGCCCCTCTTTCAAAGGTGGGGCGTTTTGTGTATAATAAAAAGAACATATGTTTATACGCAATCCTTCTGGGCAAATCGTGGGTGTTTCAAGCAGTAAGGTTGAACAGCTTTTGAAGCGTGGTTTTACTTTATTAGATGAACAGCCCAAGACATTTGAAAAAGAAAAGAATACTGGCACAGGTTTGCCAGTATATTTGTTAACCTCAACTGACCGACCAGACGGCTACGGGCAAAGTCAATCCTATTTGATGAAGTACTTAAAAAAATACGGCATTGATGTAAGTAAAAAGGAAAGTGGGCAAAACATAGGTATGTGTTATTACACACCTGTATTTGCCGACAGAATGAAGACACCTATTAAAGTAATATATTCAATGTTTGAAAGCACCACCATACCTAGTAGTTGGGTTAAACATTTGAAACGTGCTGATAAGGTAATTGTTCCTAGTAAGTTCTGTAAGAAGTCATTTGCCACACGTGGCATAGAAACCACAGTTGTACCTTTGGGGTATAACCACGAAGAATATAAATATATTGAACGAGAAAAACACGATGTCTTTACCTTTTTACATTATAATGCTTTTAACATACGTAAGGGGTTTGATTTGGTTTTTAAGGCGTTTACACAAGAGTTTAGTGTTGATGAGCCGGTTAGAATGGTGTTCAAGACCATACATACTAAACCGCCGTTTCCTTTATTGAAGGACCAATACCCAAACATAGATGTAATAAAAGCCGAATACAATTACGCACAAATGCGTAACCTGTTGTCAGAAGCAGATGCATTTGTATTCCCAAGTAGGGGCGAGGGTTTTGGACTTACCCCACTAGAAGCACTTGCAACAGGTTTACCGGTAATAATACCTAATGGTAGTGGTATGACAGAATACTTTGATCCGAATTATTTTTATGAAGTAGATATTAAAGGTGATTGTCCTGCAGTATATACAAACTATGTACCAAGCGATGTGGGTAGAATGGTAGAACCCGATTTAGAATCACTTAAAAAGCAAATGCGTTATGTATATGAACACCAAGACGAAGCACGGGCAAAAGGTAAGGCGGGTGCTAAATGGGTAAAGGAAAACTGGACAGCAGAACACTCGGCTAAAAAGTTGGCAAAGGTATTAAAGGAAGTAAACAGTAAGGTAATACCAGACGATAAACCTGATGTGGCGTTTTTAACAGAAGATATACGTTTCTATTCTGGCGGTAGATACCACAGTTGGTTACAGGCGTTAATGCTAACCGAATCCACCCTAAAAACAGTTATTTACACTAACGAAATGCCAATATTTAGAAAAGACTTTGATTTATACGAAACGCCCGAAGTTAGAATAATAGGACACGACAATAAATCAAAATACAAAGGTGCAGAAGCATTTTATGATTTAGATGTAGAAGCCAATGCGTATTTTGGTAGCCCAGCCACAGCAAGTATGTGTGCTTTACGATTGGGGCTTAAATACAAAAAACCTGTATATGTAACTATGTTTGACCCGCCAAGCTGGGTAGAAAATAGCGAAGTATGCACCAAAGACGAATTAAGTAGGGACTTTGCATTAAAGGCATTTTTAGATGAACACTTAAATGAGTTGGTTGATTTCAAGCTAATTGTACTAACAGAAAACAGTATTGACGATTGGGCTAAATGGTACGGGCTGGATAAGAAATACATAGTAGCACTACACCCAGCAGTTAATAGTAGAATGATTGAATTGTTTGATAAACGCACCAAGCGTAAAAGGGATAACAGTATAGTAGCTGTATCACGTAACCACCCAAGAAAGGGCTTTTTAGAGGTATTGTGGGCGTTTAAGCCCTTTAGCCGTGACCACGTTCTACATATAATAACCAACGAAGACAAAGACATAATAACCAAAGTAGAAGCATTAGGTATACCGTTTGATAAAGTAGTAACCCACACCCAAGTATCAGATATGGAAAAGTTCAAGCTAATGGCACAAAGTAAATGTGTGTTATCTGGCTCACATTTTGAGGGGTTTGGTATGTGGGCTACGGAAGCACGGGCAATGGGTATACCAGTAGTGTGTTACGACTTACCAGCTATAAGGGATATTTACAACGACGAGGGTATGTACAAAGCAAAGTGTTTTGATAAACAGGAATTACAGGACAAGCTGGGACTTGCTATTGGTAGTGAGCCAATAACGCCTAAAACAGACCATTACTTTGAAGTTATGCAGGACAAGTTGTTAAACATAGTTAAACCTATTAGGAAAAAAGACGAAGAACTAAAAGTAACGCCTATGTTTATTGTTTTGAATGAGGAAAAGTTCATAGGTGCATCATTACGTGCCGTGTGTAAGCGTAAAGAAGTAGATAAGGTAATTGTGGTTGAAGGTGCTGACAGGCGTTACCCACGTGCCGATGAAAAAGGTTTAAGTGTTGATAATACTGAAAAGGAAATACGCAAGGTAATGGAAGAATATCCAAATAAGATAATATACGAGCAAATGGGTTGGGTTAGTGGCAAGGAAGCATTGCGACAAAAATGTATTGATTTATCTGACCAAGTAGGTTGGGGATTGTTTGTTGACGGGGACGAAGTGTGGGGTGATTATTACTGGCGAAAGCTAATTAAGAAAATGCGTGAAAACCCCAATGCGGGTGTTATTTACTTTAAGCACTTACATTTTTGGAAGTCGCTGGACAGGATAGCAGTAGGCAGTCAATGGGACAGCAATCTATTTAGGTGTTTTAGGTTTGCCGAGAAAGGGCTTGAAATCAAGCAACACGCAGACGAGCCAACACTTGTAAGTGGTACACGTATAGGTGACAAATACCACAGAATATTAGATAATAGTATTAAGTTACATCATTACGGTGCTATGAAGGACGTTGAGGATATAAAAGCCAAACTGGACTTTTATGCCACACGTGACACAAAGCTAACAGTTAGAGATACTTGGTCTGACTGGAAGGAAGGGCAGGAAACACAATGGACAACTAAAGGTGGTAGCACAGAAAGGTATACGGGCTCACACCCGATAGAAATAAAAAATATATGCAAACAATAGGATTGATGATGGTTGTGCGTAACGAAGCAACCAGAATAAAGAACTTTTTAGACTATACACTTAACTTTGTAGACGCAGTTTGTGTAGCAGACCAACAGTCAGATGACGGTACTTGGGAATTGTTACAGGAATACCAAAAGAATAGCAAAATACCGTTTGATATTTGGCAGGATAAAATGCACGGTATTAGTGAGCCAAGTAAACAGCCTTGTGCTGATAGACTAAAAACTGATTGGATATTGTACCTTGACCCCGACGAAATAGCCGAGCAAACATTTTTAGAAAAGATGCACGAGTTAGTTGAAAACCCAGATGTAGACGGGTATTGGCTTAAAAGACAGAACGTATTTTTGGTAAGAATATACGGCGAAAACACACCTATTGAACCTAAAGTATTAAATGTAGTACACCCCGCTAAAGATGACCAGCTACGCCTTACAAGAAAGAAATACAGTATGTTCCCAACACAAATACACGTTAGGGTACGTGTGCGTAGAAGCCCAGAGGAAGACGGCAAACAACGCACCGAACATACCGAGTATTCAATTATCCACCAAAAAACATTACAGGAACAGTTTGAAGACGATAAAAGATACGAAGAACCTGTTAAGAAAGTACAGGAACAGGTAGAGAAAGGTACTGCTAAAAACTGGTAGCAGGTGATATAATTAACATATATGGCAAAACTAACATTTGAACAAAAGTTAAGCAACGTAACCGCTAAAATAGTTGATATAAAAATGGATACCGCCAACAAACGTGGTGTGGTATCTGTTGAAGTAAGATCCGGTGATAATGTTTGGTATAAACCCTTTGGAATATCAACCGAGCAAGGAGTAATTAAATGGGAAGACTTTGTCACGCAGGTACAAAATGCGGTTAAAAAGGATATGGAAAAAGACATAGCATTACAAGAGATAACTAAAATGAAAGATAAAGTATTTAATTTATTTTGAAAGGCGGTGAAGACAATTGGCTTCATTTACTTGGGCATTGCAGGGTGCAACCCCTACAACAATAGACGCAACCGACAAAATACAATTTGCAGGTGCT